ATTCATTATAGTCACAATAATCGCATTGTAATTTTCTATTATTTTTTAAAGTTTGCCGTCTTACTTTTAAATATAATCCACAAGAACACCTACAAACATATAATCTTCCATTAGCTTTAGTGTTTTTTGTTGGTTTAAATTTACTCTTCTCAATTCTATCAAAATCAAGTTTTTTTATAGCATCATCAAAGATTGATGCCATTGATGTACCATATTTTTTTGAAAACTTTTCAATAGCTTTTGATGGTAATACATCTTTGCCATTACCATTATATCTAGCACCACCAATAACAGTTAACCTACCAAACTTTTTCCCAATAAAATCTTGAATTTTTACCCATGCTTGAGGATTAAGTTCATCAAAATGTTCTTTAGTTATGCACTCTGGTTTATTTCTATAAACATTTTTAATTTCTTTTTTTGGAGCAAAATGAACTTTACTTCCATAAACTACACGAGCTGCCAATCCATTGATGGGTTGATAGGTTTTGTCTATTTTATCACTCATATCAAAACCAATAATTAATAAAGGTCATGAACATAGCCCAGTGGTAAGCTACATAAATACCAAAAATGGCAAAAGCAAAAACTATCCAAAATATTTTTATTAAATCACTCATATCATCACCATTGCTTACAATGAATGATTGTGACCCATGCTTTTTTTGTTTCTTCTTTGTAATTTACAAAATAAAAGCATTTTTTAAGGATACTTATGACTTCTTTGTATTTTGCTCTGCTTTTAATATCGTTTAAATGTGCATGATGAAATTCTAATATTAATTCTCTAACACCTTTTAAAAGCTCATGATCTACATTGGTGAGTAGTTCGTATTCACCCCCCTCAATATCCATCTTTATAACATCTGGCTTTTTTTCTTTTAAAATGTCATTGAAGTTTTCACATTTTACATTGATGGTATCTCTACCTTTTTTGGCAACTAATGAATGTCCACCTTTATTTCTTTTCACATTGATAGAAAATGGTCTTGTTTTGTCATTGTTTCCAACAACTGCTTTGTTAAATAAATTCTCCTCAAGTAAGCAAATTGGAAAATTCATCCCAATATTGTGCTTAGCTAATGCAAAGTTTTCTGGACATGGTTCATAAGAATAAACCTCACTTGCTTTTGATTTAATGGCATATAATGTAAATGCCCCAATATTTAACCCTAAATCTAAAACAACATCATTTCTTTGAATATCAAGCTTTCTATAAGTATTTTTCTTAAATATTTCTTGAAAAACAAATTCATCAGTTGTTTCACAACGCACCAATGCATCTACATAAGGTTGATCAAATTTATTATCTAATGTCTTACTAGATACAATTTCTATTTCTTTAGTTTCATATTTTGTTTCAATCATTTCTCCAAATCCTTTTCATCAAAATATCTTTTAGAATGGTGGTCTTGGAAAATGAGTTTAGGATGCCAAATAGACTTAGTTTGTTGCGTCACATTTTGATCAATTTTTTGACCAAAATCTTGAACATCTCTCCAATTTCTAAATCTACAAATAATGACATATTCAGCCTCAATTTTCTCATGTGTAAACTCTGGCATTCCTTCCCACATTTCATCACTCATTGTAGGCATTTCAAACAATGCCATTTGCTCATCTTTTTTAGGCATTGACCTCACCCATTCTAGTTCCAAACTTTTTGCCCGGGATGTGAACTAGCATTTTCTTTTGAACCAACTCACTTCTAATGGCTCTTATTGTGGGTACTGCTAACCCCACCATTTCTTTCATCTCTGCCAAAGATGGTGGGTAGTCATTTTTTTCTATGTATCTTTTGTATGCGTAAAAGACGATTTTTTCATTTGGTGAGCTAAACATTAATATCTCCAATCCGACTTAATTGTGGGTTTCTTGGCTCTCTCTGACCTAGCAGGCTTTGCTGGCACTACCTTTTGTGGTTGAGCCTTGTAATTTCTTGTCTTCCTCTCCAAAGTAAAAATTTCTTCCCCTAAACTATCCTCATTGTAGAGAACCCCTTTCTCATGCATTCCCATAACATCCATGAGTTGAGCCTCTAAAGTTTCCCTTAATTTTTCACATGATTTGATAGTTTTGACACATTCGTATAAATCCAATGCGACTTGTTTATGGGTTTGAGTAAAATCTACAATTGGTAGGTCACTTTCACTTTTTGGATAAGCTTCAGCACTATCTTGAGTGTCCATTGATGGGTAATAGTCTGGACCTTTTTTGCGATTATAAAAATCTTGAATTCTATCAATGATTTCATTTTGCATTTCTTTATCTGGCTCATAAATAAATAGACGCAAAGATGATCCTCTATAAAGAACACTAACCATGACATATCTAGCTTTATTCCCATGCGCCTCATAGCAAAGATGACCACCTTGAATTTGCAAAACACCCCTTTCAAGTGGTGGTTCATCTTCAATAGAGTGTTGGGTTGATTTAGCCTCTGTAAGAATTACATCACCTTTATCAAGCTCTATAAATTCCTTTCCCTTGAGCTTACCCATAAAACGAATATTTTCCGTTTCATAAATTTTTTGATTAGTGTTTGACGTAAGAATTCCATCTAAACTCACCTCAAAAAAATCTTCTTTAAATCTAAAGACTTCGGTGATGTTTGAATTGACACTACAATTAAGATATTCCCCACTTATATTTAAAATATTAGTTTCATGAAGATTTCCCCATAATGTGTATTCATTCCCATTAAAAACTGCTAATGGAAGATAGTCAGGGTGATCATTTGCTAAATGTGATCTTAATAAACCATTTCTTTTGAGATACCTATTCAACCCCCAAAGAGTAGGCAATACTGATCCTGTGATGAGATCATCACGAGTAAGTTTTCCAACCATTTTTTTCTCCGTTTATTGTGACAAATAAACAATAAAAGAGAGAGCAATAATTAGGATGGTTAAGACTGCTTCTATACAAGTCTGACCAAACGAGATAAGGTCAGGTGAGTTAGATTTTATAGACTTAATAAATCTATATGTTCTACTAATAATTTCAGTTAAGATAATATATATTATGCGCCCGAAATAATAAAACATTTTTGATATACCTATATTATTGCCTCTTTTAATGCCTTTTTTCATACTTTCCTCAATTTAAACTACATTTAGCCGTATGTAACCCTAATCTTAGTTACTACCACTAGATGTAGTGTTTCTAGTTTTTTTGGAAGTAGTATTATAAACTCTTACTTCCATTTCTTTTTCAAGTCTAAGAGCATGATTTGCTTTAGTAATTAAACTCCTAAAACTCATGACTTTGACATTGTATTCAATGTTTGCACTTTTAATGTCTTTTAAATCTTTTACTAGCTGGTCTAAATGTTTGATAGCTATAGCCAAATGGTTAGTGGTCATAGATGGAATATCCAATCTTGTACTCTCATTATCCCCTAACAATTTTTCTCTATATCTATTCATATAAAAACTATTTTTTCTAGCTTGTGGAGTAGATCGGTCAGCATAATGGCTCTCCATAGCCAAATAATCTTCCTTGTCACTACTCTTTCTAAAATTCATTAACAAACACTCCTTATACTTTCATAATAAATGTAAAATTCTTTTTTAAAAGTTTTTTAAATAAACCGCAGTTCAAAATATAAACTCCAGTTCATTTCGTGAACTACTACAAAATGTATAATAGTCTTTGGCTGAATTTAGCATCATATCACTCACTTGGTAACAATGGATATTTGGTGATAATTCAGTAGGTTTTGAAATAAACCATTTTTCATCAATACAATGCTTAAAAAGTAACGACACAAATGCTTTTTTGAGGTTGGGAAATTTATCTAAAATTTGTTTTTGGGTGATCCATTTATTTTTGAAAGTCACTAGTGTCACAAAAGCACCTATTAATCTTTTATCGCTATGACTTCTAAAATATTGGGTACATCTTCTTTGGTTTTGGTCTGTTGTTTTGATGGGATAATTTTTATAATTTAAAAGTGTAATTTCATAAGAAAGATTAGTGATGATTTGATTGACATTTGGTGGTGGTGTAGCTTGTATTTTTTTGGCTTTCATATCCATGCACTTACCACTTCTTTGATGTTGATTTAAATTCATTCTTTTTCTCCTAAATTTTGATTAATAATTCTTCTTAAAACTTGAGGATACCATCTTGTATTTCCTTTAAAGGTAAGAATTCCCCTCATTTCTAATTCTTGGCATATCCCAAATTCAGTAACATTTGGAAATTCCAATTTAATTTTCTCAATAATTGGCCAGACTTCTTTACGAAACTCCGCCCAACGTCTGACATTGGCCTCATGAGCCTTAGTTAACTTTTTAGTACGTTTAGTGTTCCCAATCCTAACCCCCTTCTCTATGGCTTTCTTTTGACCTCTCTTGATGCGATTTGATTGCTCTAATAACTTTTGCTCTGCAATCATTCTCATGCCTCTAAGAAAAGTTTGATTTGTGGCTGGACTAAAATTAGGTTTTAAATCAACACCAATAATCTTAACCTGACTTTCTAACATCATAGTAATGGCTTTAAAATTTCCACTGACAATTACAAAATCATTCATAATCAAATCAGCAAAATTTGATTTAGCTATGGAAAGAGCCTCTTTAAGACCATCCCAAGTTCTACGGTTTGTTTCAATTACTTCCTCAATGATTGACCAATCACCACCATTGAGATGAAAAAGAATACTATCTCTAGCTCTTTCATCATCCTTTAAAAGATAAACGACTTTTCTTCCGTAATGCTTAACCACCGTTTTCTCCCGTGAAAAGGTTAGCTGAAAATAAGGAGATTTCAAGTCTTTCATATTATACATTTAAGTTGACCTAACGGTAGTTTTTTTCATTAAGTTGTTTTATAAAATTTAAAATTTCATTTTTTTGAAATAAAGTTACATTGGATAATTCAATGTCATAAGTAATTGGATTATATTCAATTTGATCTATTGTGCCTTCCATTTTCCCATCTGGAAGTCTATAACCCATCCCATCTTCCTTAATGTTATAAATAATTTTATTGGTCATTATTTTTCTCCTTAATTACTCTTTTCCCCCATCTCATAGCTTGTGTAGGAAATTTTAATGAAAGCTCTATTAAAATATCCAATGCTCGTTCTTCATCTAATTCTAAAACACATTGAGTTTTTTGATCACCTATAGCTTTAGTTTTAAATGTAATCCCATTAAAACTTTCTAAATTAAGATTTACTTTTTCCATTTTTATTCTCCATTACCTTGCTGTACTATTTTCTATGTCATAAACGTATTCAGCCATCCAAATCATACGCAAATTGTCATTTTCAAATTCCATAGTTTTAGCTTTTGCATAAGCAGTTTGCAGATCATTTAATAACCAAGATTTTTCAAATCTTACATTTTCTAAATATTTTATTGCTTGTCTAATGTTCATTTTTTTCTCCATTGGTTGTGATATTTCATTGGGGGGTCTATCAATCCCCCCAAAAAGATATCACCCCCTTCCGAGTGCTAATGTTGATCCATTGGAGCTACTACCGACACCCTTGTTTAAGGATGTTCTATCCCCTGCACTTCTACCAGCCTCTTTTGCGCTACCAGAATTAATAGTCATGCTTCTTGAGCCTCTTCTTAATCTTGGGTAACGTATCTTATGATTTTTTTGTAGTTCTCTATTAGCTACTACAACTAAGCTTGTTCCATCAGATGCTTTAGGAGTATTATTTAAAGCATCATTTTTGCTTGCAAGATGCATTGAATGTAATCTGTTTCCAATTCTCTTAGCCATAGAATTTAGAAATGTAGCTCTAATACTATTTGCACTTACGAAAGCTTTTTCATACTGATACTCACTTGTAAGCATATAACGATTAAACTCAATTTCCATTGAATTCCTTATCAATGAATACAAATACAAAGCATTTTCTACATTGTGAGGCTCACCAAAAAGACAAACTCTATTGCCACTAAAAACTGTCTTAATCTGACAAAAGTTTTGAATATCATACCAACAATGACTAACTGGATGTAATGGTGATCTAAAGTAGTCTGTTTGACCACATTTTAAAACTTTCTCAACATATTCAGCTTCGGTTACATCAAGTTCAGTTAATGTAACTTGGTACTTATCTTGAAGAGTTTTAAGTAATTGAGCTGCAGCCATTGCCTCTGCTTCCGTTGCACCTTGATCAACTGTCATTGAGGTTAAAGCTTTCATCTTTTTCAAAATTTCTTTCTTATCCATTATTTTTCTCCTGTTAATCTTTTAATTTCATTCCAAATTTTTGTTTGTATTTCAGCACACTTAATTCTTTTAGTTGCAAATTCATCTGCAAACCAAATTTGTCCAACAGTAGGCTCATGTATGTCATTCATTCTAAAATAAGCGTCATAACTTGTTTGGTAGACAATGCGCTTTTTTGCGTCAAAAAGAGCCATTTTCAATTTTTCATTTTTTATTTCCAAATCGTTAATTTGGTAGTTTAAATTTCTTTCTAAGTTATCTTCCATTACACATCTCCCTCATCAATATGAAGTTGGTAACCAAGTTGATCACACAAATCTTCAATGATGAATTTTTGGAATAAAGGTAAAACTCTTAGATTGTTGTCACTAAAATCTGGCTCTGTATTTTCATACTTAGCCTCATGTTGATCTTTAGTGTAAGTAGCCAACAAAGTTAAAGTTTGGGCTATATTGTTATCTGGTCTAAGAGCTATTTCAGTTTGGGTAAAACCCTCACCCACATGAATTTCTACTTTAGTAAAAAGACAATGCTTGTTTTTCATCTGATCTTTGAGAACTCTAATATCATGCTCAAGATGAGGAATTCTACAAAGCTTTTCTTCTAATAGCCTTTTTTCTTCTTTTTGCTTTTCCATGTAAGCAAAAAAACTATTATGTTCGTTTTGTAATTTTTCCTTGTAACGATCACTTTCCATTTTGAAAGTAGCTGAAAGATTTTCCATTGCTTTCTCATACCATGCATTATCTTTTTTTAATTTTTCATTTTCATAATGTAATTTTGAAAAGCTTTTTTCTAATGATTTAGTCATAATTTTCTCCATTTTTTCAACATCAATGCACAATAGTATAAACATTTATTTACGTATGTAAAGGGTCACATATAAATAAATGTTAAAATAATGTTGAAAAATCGTTGAAATTGAGGTTTTTAAGGGAATAGTTTAAAAATATTGATACAAAATCATAATGCTATCAAAGAAATTTGTTATGGAACTAAAGAAAAAACAACAACTAATTTATCTCAATAAATCAGTAGCTAGCCAATTAAAGATAATGTCAAAAAGGTATGATCTTAGCATTAGCAAGCTAGCTGAGATTATTTTGAGAGATGGGGTTGAGCAGTTAAAGAAAAATGGCATAGGAAAGTTAAAAATTGACTAGTAGTGCTAAAAGAAAAGGTTATGTCCTAGAAGCAAATGTAGTCAAATTTTGGACTGAACTAGGCATTAAATGTAAGAGGATTTTGGGTTCTGGTGCATTTAAACATTACTCAAAATCTCTTGCGTCTGATGTTAATTTGAATGGTTTAAAAGTCGAATGCAAAAGACGCAAATCAGGAACTGGTTTTATGTCACTTTATAATTGGTTTGATCAGGATAATGCAGACCTTCTTATAGTCCATGCAGACCGAAAAGAGAGGCTTTATGTTTTGAAAGAAACTCAATTTTTAAAACTAGTGTCCAGCGATAGTTGGATAAAAAAGAAGGAGAAATAAATGGATTTAGGATTTGGAAGTGGTGAAAAAACAGAATGGATTTCATTCAAACCATCAGCTAATGGTTGGCTCATGGATGGTGAAGAAATTGACATGAATGGGAAAGGCATTCTTGTTGATCCATCATCAATAAAAACTGGTTGGATGAAGATAGCTCAAGGGATGGCACCAGATTGTCTTTGGGATGAAAAAGTTGGTAGACGAGGTGAAAGACCAAGTGAAGATCACAAAAGAGGTTTTCAAGTCATGGTGATGCCTAAAGTCAAAGTTGATGACCAAATGAATGAAAATTGGAAACAATGGCAATCCAATAGTGTTGGTGCTTTTATGGGTCTACAAGACCTTTTAAGCTCTATTACAAAAGCTGATAAAGATGCTTTTTCAAAAAATGATGGGAAAGTCATTCAAGCTAAATACACTGGCTCTAAAATCAATGATGGTGGAGTTGGCAAAACAAGAATTCCTCAATTTGATTTTTTAGGCTGGGGCAATGCTCCAACTAGCTCTCAAATTGATGAAGAAGCCGAGCAAAGACAAGACATGGAAGAAAGTCAAGCATCCAAAGACATTGAGGATGATGACATTGATAACTTGTTTTAACGGCTTGCCTGTAAACTTGGGGTGATGTGTTGACTAGTCACCCCCTTTTTTTTCATGTTTGAACCCTACGCAAAAGATATAGCCATCA